CGCAAAGAAAAATTGTTAGAAGATGCCAACATCACTGACAAAAAAGATCTGATGTCAAATCAGAAATTTGCTGATATGTTACGTGGGTTTGATATTGAACCACCGATAAAGGTAAGCCCTACAACAGGTAAAGACACGTATGCTTTTGCCAAGTCCGATGAAGGGTTTAAGGAATTACTTGAGCATGCCGATGATCGTGTGCAAACTTTGGTTTCGGCACGACTAGGTAACAAATCCACACTAGAAGAGACACGTACAGACAGGTTTATCGGTATAGCTCAACGTGGTAAGCTCCCTGTACCTGTGAGATATTACGCAGCGCATACAGGTAGATGGGGTGGGGCTGACAAGATTAATCTACAGAATTTACCAAGTCGTGGGGTCAACGCGAAGAAGTTAAAGAAGGCTATTGTTGCGCCTAAAGGTTACACAATAGTCGAAGCTGATAGCGCACAGATCGAAGCGCGAGTACTTGCATGGCTATCGGGACAAGATGATCTTGTTAGCCAGTTCGCTAACGGAGAGGACGTGTACGTTAAAATGGCAGCGCGTATCTACGGCTGTCAAGAAAATGATGTTACAAAGGATCAACGTTTTGTCGGTAAGACTACAATACTTGGCGCAGGTTATGGCATGGGTGCTGAGAAGTTTGCGACACAGCTAAAGACGTTTGGGTATGAAGTGTCACCCGATGAGGCTAGACGTATAATTAGTATCTATCGCCAATCGAACTTTAAGATAAGTAAACTATGGCGAGATGCACAGTATATGGTTAGCCAACTGACTAACAGAAGAGCCGTAGCGTTTGGACGCAGAAACGTTATTGGTATTGATGCCAGTAACAAGGCTTTGCTTTTACCCTCTGGGCTTCCATTATTTTACGAAGATTTAAATTATGACGGTGACGAATACACATACAAGGTGCGGCGAGGCCGAAACAAAATATATGGTGGGAAGGTAATAGAGAATGTTTGCCAAGCCATAGCACGTTGCATAATTGGTGAACAAATGTTAAAGATAGCTAAGAATTATAAAGTTGTGCTGACTGTTCACGATAGTATTGTATGTTGTGTAGAAGATAACAAAGTAGCTGAAGCGCAAGCATTCGTGGAGACGTGTATGCGTTGGACACCTGACTGGGCGGCAGGACTCCCAGTGGATTGCGAAAGCGGAACAGCTAAGTCATATGGGGATTGTGAGTGAGTATATCACCTTGGTCATTTAGTAAAGCGAAGGCATTTGAGACGTGCCCGAAACAGTTTTACCACGAAAAAATTCTTAAAGAATACCCTTTTGAACAAACAGAAGCTATGCGTTATGGTACTGAACTCCACAAAGTTTGTGAAGATTATATAGGCAGCGATGTGCCAGTACCAAAAAGATTTGAGTTTGTTCAAGGCATGCTTGATAATCTAAACTCAAGGCGTGGTGTAAAGGTATGCGAGAAAAAGATGGGGTTGACCGCTGACCTAGAACCATGTGGATTCTTCGATAAACGTGTGTGGTTTCGCGGGATAGCTGACCTAATAATCATAGACGTATTAGCAGGTGTTGCATACGTCATAGATTACAAGACTGGTAAGTCGGCTAGATACGCTGACAAAGGACAGTTAGAACTAATGGCGCTAACTGTGTTTAAACATTACCCCGATATAAAGAAGGTAAAAGCAGGTCTTTTGTTTGTGGTTGCAAACAATCTTGTCAAAGCAGAATACGAGATTGACTCAGAACCAAATCTTTGGGAGAAATGGTTAGGGATATATGGTAAGATGGAGAAAGCGTTTGAATCAAATGTATGGAATCCACGCCCATCTGGGTTATGTAAACGCCACTGTCCAGTGCTTGAGTGCGCCCACAATGGGAGAAATTAATGCCTTATAAAAACAAACCTCGACCTTACAAGAAAGAATACAAACAACAAAAATCCAGAGGCGAACATGAAGATCGTATGGAACGCCAACGTGCTAGGCGTAAAATGGATAAGAAAAGTGTAGATAAAAACAAAAACGGTAAAGCAGATAAACGAGAAGGCAAGGACATTGCCCACAAAAAACCACTAAGTAAAGGTGGAAAAAACAAAGACGGTGTAAAGATACAAAGCCGCAAGAAAAATCGTGCAGCAGGGGGTGCGATGAGCAGCCCTAAGAAGAAGCGGTAGTGTCTCACTACCACGGAGAACAACATGAAGATAATTAGGGACAAGGCAATATTGCTGAAAGTCCGTAATCCTAAACAGATTACGACTGTGATCCCGAAGAGCAAGGAGTTGTCGATGAACGAAGTAGTAGTTAAATGGGGCATGTTTGAAGCCCTAAAATTAAAAAGTCTAAATATAAGCGTACCCTCACCTATTAGTAAACGTTACAAATGGGTTGGACAGTACAAACCTTACGAACATCAAAAGAAAACAGCAGAGTTTCTAACGATGAATAAACGTGCTTTTTGTTTTAATGAACAGGGCACAGGAAAAACCGCATCTGCAATATGGGCGGCTGACTACCTGATAAAACAAAAGCAGATAAGGCGCGTGTTAGTGATTTGCCCGCTCTCGATCATGGATAGCGCATGGCGTGCAGACTTGTTCTCCTTTGCTATGCATCGTTCTGTAGATGTAGCTTATGGTAGCAAAAAGAAACGCGCAGACATAATCAATAGCGGTGCAGAGTTTGTGATTATAAATTATGATGGTGTCGATATTGTCAAAGAAGATATAATAAACGGTGGGTTTGATTGTATTATTGTAGACGAAGCTACGCATTATAAGAACGCACAAACTAAAAGATGGAAGACACTTAAGAAGCTTATCTCTGATGATACTTGGCTGTGGATGATGACAGGCACGCCTGCCGCACAGTCTCCTTTAGATGCTTACGGTCTAGCAAAGTTAATTAACCCACTAAACGTTCCAAAGTTTTTTGGTTCTTTTAGAGACATGGTTATGTGGAAAGTTACACAGTTTAAATGGATGCCAAAAGAAAATGCTAGTCAGGTAGTACACGAAGTGTTGCAGCCTGCTATTCGTTTTACAAAAGACGAGTGCCTTGATTTGCCAGACATGGTTTATGTCAAACGTAAAGTAGAGATGACCAAGCAACAAACAAAATACTATGAAGAGCTACGCAAAAAGATGGTCATGCGTGTAGAAGAGGAAAGTATAACAGCCGTTAATGCAGCAATTGTGCTTAATAAGCTTTTACAAATATCATCGGGTGCAGTGTATACTGATGACAGTGAGACATTAGAGTTTGACATATCTAACCGCTATAATGTTTTAAAAGAAGCTATAGACGAGAGCAGTCAGAAGGTTCTGGTGTTTGTTCCATTTAAACATGCTATTAACCTGCTTACTGCAAGGCTTACTCGTGACGGGGTGACGTGTGGTGTCATACGAGGAGACGTCTCTGCGCCCAAAAGGACTGAGTTGTTTGACAGGTTTCAAACTACGCCTAACCCTCAAGTATTGATAATACAGCCACAAGCCGCAGCACACGGTGTTACGTTGACCGCTGCAAACACAGTTGTGTGGTGGGGACCGACATCATCATTAGAAACATATGCACAAGCAAACGCACGTGTCCATCGATCTGGGCAGAAACATAAATGTACTGTCATTCAGCTTTATGGTTCAGCCGCAGAGCAACGTATATATAGATTGTTGGATAGCAGAATTGATGTGCATACAAAAATTATAGATTTGTACAAAGAACTACTTGACTAAAGTAAGTTTAAGTACTATCTACTAAATATAAATAGTAATGGAGATATAAATGAGCGTTTCAATAGAGAAGCTCGTAAAAGCGTACATAAAGATACGTGATAAGCGTAGTGAGCTTTCCACTAAGTTCAAAGAAGAAGACGATGTACTTAGCAAGAAAGTAAACAAAATAAAGAGTGCGTTGCTAGAGCATTGTAAAGAACACAATGCCGAATCTGTACGCACATCTGAAGGGATATTCTTTAGATCTGTCAAACAACGTTATTGGACAAGCGATTGGGAGAACATGTTTAAGTTTATACGAGAGCATGATGTGCCCGAGCTTTTTGAAAAACGTTTGAACCAAACAAATGTTCGTCAGTTTCTAACAGAAAATCCTGATATCATACCGAAAGGTCTTAACGTGGATTCGGAATACACAATATCAGTGAGGAAGAAATGACAGAAAAAACATATGTAGAAATAGGTAAGGTTGCCGATTACTTTGGTATATCTGTATCAACAACTAGGAAGTGGTTGCATGAAGGGCACATCCCAAGAGAGACTTATATAAAGGCAGGTGATACGTATCGCTTTAATGTAGAGGCGATAGAGAAAGCGTTGACTAGCCGTAAGGAACTCAATTCACGCGATAGTGAAAAACCCACAGAACTTAGTGATCGTTAGCATAGGGAGAGGCTAATGATACAAGTAGCGTTGACTGAACATAAACCAAACCAAATCTCTATTGGGGGTGGACGATTTTCTAAGTCCGTCAATGGAGAACATGTAGGTATGGTTAATGGGTCATTAAACATGGTAATAGTTAACGCTGCAAAACTGGCTCGTACTTATTACAAAGATACGTATGACTCAGAAAATCCATCTGCCCCTACCTGTTGGTCGCCAGACACGCAGAAACCATCATCTGATGTTCCAGTAGAACAGAAACAAGCAGCTCGCTGCATGGACTGTCCGAAAAACATTAGAGGGTCAGGCGAGGGGGGTGGACGTGCCTGTAGGTTTTCGCAACGTTTAGCGATTGTGCTAGAGGGGCAGATGGACACTGTTTACCAAATACGTATTCCTGCGACTTCTATTTTTGGGAGACCCGAAAATGGTAACATGGGAGTACAGTCTTATGCTAAGTATTTACAGAAGCACAAGACTCCGTCTATTGCTGTTGTCACACAGATGTATTTTGACAGTAGTGTAGACATGCCGAAACTTTTCTTTAAGGCCGTTCGTGCTCTTGATGAACAAGAACTTGAAGTAGCGTTGAAGCAAAAAAGCAGCCATGCGGCAAGCATTGCTGTACTACAAACCACAGTGATACAAGACAAAACTGCTGTGGATAAATCGCCATTTACTGAAGTAGATGGTTTTGAATATAACAAAGGAGAAGACTAATGGCAGAAGCCAAACCCATACACCTAATTGAAAATGTTGAAGCTATGTATCCACGTTTGGATCAAACTTATAGATACGACAGGAGCATCCCACCAAGGGGTAAGACTGTGCCTTGTGGCCCAACAGAGGAGAATGCGAAGTTTGAAATGGACTTTCGTATGACTAAGCCACAAGCAGAAAAACTTTATAAATCTATGGCAACTGCTTATAAGGAAGCAGCTTCATCTGATTGGCCTTCTATGCCCAAAGCCACTGAAGTGTTTGAGAAAGATCAAGAGGGTATGTATATCGGATCAGTGCAGTTAAAAGGTCAGTATAAAGGAAAGATTACTGAACCGCCTCTGCATGTGGATGCAAAAAACAAAAAGTTACCGCCAGAGTTTAAGCTTACTCACGGTAGCACCATAAATATTGGCGTAGTTTTTGTGCCTTATAGCATGAGTTCGCACGGAGTATCATTAAGGATTAAGGCGGTACAAGTTTTATCAGTCGCTGAGAAGAAACAATACTCTCCGTTTGAAACGCAAGATGGTTTTTCTGTAGAAGAAGATGATGCTTCATCTGTGTTTGAAGAT